CCTTTAGATAACACAATGAATGCTTTCGGCATTTCCATACATATTATTCGTTGAAAATTAAACTTAATGAAAAGAATAGAAATTCTCATAAGGCTTGATTCAATGGTCAATCTCTTAAATAAGGGTATACGTTACTTTTAATTATTTAGAATAAACCAATACAAAGCATCATTCGTTATCGATATGCGTGATTACATCAACTTTATCACAATGCCATTGATTACCTGCTTATTCCTTTTATTAATTACTTCGATCTCCTAATTTTACTGTTTGTAGCTTCTTTTCAAGGAATAAAAAATGAATTCCACCCGCTTGAACGGGTGGAATTGATGTTGTTTTTCAGTTTTATTAATTAGATTACATTTAGAACAGATCAATGCTCATTTTTATTTTGTTTTTTCCTGACAAGCGTCTTCAGTTTTTTTCGATTCAATTTTATCGACTGATTTAATTGCTGCGATCGCTAAACATAAGTTAAACGTTAAAATTAATACAGTCACTTCCCCTGTTTTTGAATCAATGCCATCATTGAACGGTGAGTTGACTAAAAAATGCGCGAAAATACCCATTATTAACCAGAAAACACCTTGAATTTTACTAAATTCAGTATTTTTAGCAATTAGCGCTACCATACCCACTGCAAATAAAATTGAGAAAGTCCAATGGGTACCGCCTGCATGCACAATACGTTCAATTAAAGTTGCAAAACCTTCACCATTAGCTACAAATACGTTTCGGAATGTAAAAATACAGTCTTCAATAATTTGGAAACTTAAACCAACGATCATACCACTCACTAAGGCATGTTTTAAATCCATTTTTTTGAAAAGGAGTAAAATAATTAGAACCGTTAGTCCTTTACCAAATTCTTCAGCAAAAGGGCCTGATACAGCAGCGCCCCATTGATTAATAAAAGATTGAGGTGGGTTAATTACTTTAATCCAAAAAAGCGCAACAAACAAATGCCCTATACCAGACAAATAAAGGGAGGCAGTTAAACCCATAATCCAACTTAACGTTACTACTTTTTTAGAAATTTCAAAGCGTTTCGTTAAATAACGCGCTAGTAGAATCAAGGGAATTGCGTAAATTGCGATAAGCGCTATATTAAGCAAAAATAATGGATACTTTTCCTCAAAACCATTTGGCTTACCAAAGTTAGTATAATAGAGTTTAAAACCAGAAATAAAGCTCCACACCGCGAAAATTACAAGTGCATGATATTTGTATTTTTTTAAGAATTTTTTCATGATGTTTCTCTTCCTATACATAATTTTTTATTGAATACCAAAATTACAACATTACATGTAGGTAGACGATCTTACTCAAAAGACGAAAACATATCGACTTAATTTGAAATACTATAGTGAACTAAGCGACCGACACTATCTCTTTTATCATCTAATTACTCCCACGGTTTATAATGCGCATCTTTTTGTTTTAAAAATCTCCTTATGCACATTTAATATTCTATTAATCCTTTAATAATATTATATATCAATATACTCTATATACTTTTGTATTTAATATATTATTAAGGATTCCGAAATTTATCTAAGTTAATCTTAAGCTAACGACTGACGTACTAGCATTGCATAGTCAAAACTTGTTTTGGTGTGGAATATGTTACCATTCTCAATTTGATCATCATAACAATGAACGATTTAACTTAAATCCTTTACTATATCTTTGTTGTACATAAATGACTGACTATGATTACTGCAAAACCTAAACCATTAAATGATTAAGTGATTGAACAACTATTCCCTTGGACGTTACGTATCTAATACAACGTTCACATTAGACAACTAGACACAGCAAAAAACCGTCATATCAGCGTATACAGATACGTGATACAACGGTAGATTTACGAAATATAAGCAATTAACGGAGAGTGAGGGATATTTTATACTTTCTACGATTATCTAAAACCGCATAACTACGGCATTTATAAAGATTTACTTTCTAACTAAAACTAACAAAACTAAAACATTTTGACACGTGTTTGACACACGTAATATAAAAGCGACCATATTGCAGGTCGCTCTTTTTTTATTCAATGATACCGATTTTCTTTGCGCAATCCTCAAATGATTCCTCGGCCTTTAAGACGATGTTAACATATTCTTCAGCGTATTCTAATGAGTGAAAGAAAAGAGTTTCGGTAATAGTCTCACCTTTTTCATCTTCTCTTTCAAATCTCGCAAAAAAGTTGCTGAGATCTACACTGTCTGTAATTGTGTCTGCAAATTTGACTTCACGAACTGTATTTAATTCGACGATGAAGTACGTATTGCCATTGTCATGCTCCACCTCTGCAATGTCGGCATACTCAACATCGTAAGTATCGCCAAAGCTGATAATGTCTATATAAAATCTTTGAACCGCCTCATAATTGGCAATATTATTCGGATTTTCTACTTCAACGATTTTACTTTTGATTTCTTCTATTTTCTCCAACCCCTTTTGGTATTCAAATAATTTTTCTGCGCTATCCAAACTAATATTACCTAATTGTCTTTCGCCTGATCTAATGCGACTGACAACTGATTGGCTTACGCCAGTTTTTAATGCAATTTGTAAGCTACTTTCATTACTGTTTAATAATTTTTCAATTGTTTTTCTCATTTTGTATTCCCCCTCGATTACCTTATGCCTATATTCTACTATGCCAATTGGCATAAGTCAACATTTTTATGTCATTTGGCATAATTATTTCGAGGTATAAAAAATACCGCAATCACTAGGATTACGGTTGGTCTATGTATACAGTATCGTCTCCATATTTAACAGACAATGCTACTTTCCTATCTATTTTTCTTTTTATCAATTCCTCTGTAAACTTCCACCTTACTGTATCTCTTCTCACTTTATGCATATTTCTGTATACTTCCTTTTCTTCATCAACCATTAAATCAACAAATTGCACTGTACTAGGTTGCATTTGTAACGCCTTTTCAATCATTTGTGTGTATTGATTCCGTGTACCATGCTTCCACCTCGATTAAATGATAGCATAAAAAAAAGAGACAAGCCCTACAATTAAATAGGAACTTGCCTTTGATCATCTAAATTATAACATAAAAAAAGACTAACCTAAATTATCAACATGCGCCAACATGTTATGTTGTTAGGCCAGTCTCCTAAATAAACAGCCTCGTAATGAGGAGTATGATTTAATATTATAATAGCAAATAATGCTGATTAAGTCAATAAAAAAGAGGCCAACCATTACGGCTAGCCTGAATTTATTTTTATTTAATTGAACCCCATAAATCACCTACACCTTGATTAGGCGGCGCGACGCCGTCCCATGTCCGAATGGGCATATAGTAACGTGTACCTTGCCAATTAAAGCCAATCCATACATGCCCGTCTTGCAAGCACACTTCATCATAGTTGACCCAACCTCCCGGCTGGAACCAGTAACCGAGTTTAACCGTTCTGAATGGTGCACCTACACGTGTTGCTATAGGCGTATTGCCACATACAAATGTCGCGCTTTCTGCCATATAGTACGTACCGTATGCGTTTTTACGCCATGCACCCCCAACAGGTTTTACTGTGTTACTAGATGCTGGCGACTTTTTAGACACGGTAGACACAGGCACATCTCCATTCATATATGCGCGTATCTGCTTAATAAAGTAATCTTTCAATTGAACCATTTTCTCTTGCGGTAGCGCACCTTGTGTTGTCGGGTTAAAGCCTGTGTGCAAGTAGGCACTTCTGTGAGGGCATGCAGTTGATATAAATTCGCAATGTAGCATGACAGTATTGCGGTTAGCAGGCAAGCCCCACTTTTTAAGCAGGCGTGCACTTTCTTGAAAGGCTGCTTGCTCGTTGGCTAAAAATTGTGCATTAGTAGCGCCTACAGACTGGCATATTTCAATACCATAATAATTTTTATTACCGTTAGCCGTTGCCGTGTGCCACGCTATACGCGATTCATCAATTGCTTGCCATACATCGGTACCACTAATGTAGCTGTGCGCAACGCCTGCCTCTAAACGTGTCTGAGACGCACCAACAAGGCTATTTCTATACGCTTTAGCCGTTGCGCCAGCACTACCCGCATCGTTATGAAGCACAACCCCACTTGGCTTAGCGCCACGTTTTTCGAAGTTATACCCCTTGACTAGGTCAACGATAATGTTCAGTTTAGGCGCTTTGCGCTTAGGTGCTGGTGTCGCCTTTTTAGCACTCGGTTTAGTCACTGCGCTTGTCACTTTAGCTTTTTTCGCCTCGTCTTTATAAATAGGGCGGATAAACCACATCGGGTTGTCGTAAGGGTGGACGCGCTTTGTAACCGTCTCCCAGCCACTACCTGGTTGCTTAATACCGTCAGTCCAGCCACCACCTAGCCAGTTTTGTTCAATGACGGTTATTTGGTTCAGGTCAGCTGCAACGACCCAACCAACGTGACCAAAGCCCGCGCCGTAGTTAGCACCCCAAACGACTAAGTCGCCAGGCTCGGCTAAAAAGTCTGGCGTGTTCTGATGTACGACCGCTTTACCTTTAAAGTCGTTCTTGCTCGGTATATCTTTAGCCCCTTGCCCCCTTAAATGCTCTTTAAATAGACGGTACCAGCCTTGGTTAGCCTCATCAAAACACTGCGATCCATACCAACCATCAGGGTTGGGCTTGGTGCCGATGTCACCGTGCAAGGCTTTAAGGTGCTCGTCTCTAGTGAGTAGTGCGACCATCGTCAGCACCCCCCTCGACACCGTTCGTTCTGTCCGGTGCGTTGTCAGGGGTAATAGGCGTCACTGGGTCGTCGTTCTCGTCCATAATATATAACTGCTCGTCGAACGTCACAACGTCGTCATCGTCGTCTGTAAATGGTTCAGATGTGTCGAACGTAGGTAAGTCCTTTTCGCGCGCGTCTCGGACGAGCTCAGCATTATGTGCTGCTACTGTCTGCCACTCTAACTGCTCATCGGGTTGTTTGCTGTCACGCGGCTTGTTATACGTCTGTACAATACCCGTATCAGCAACACCTTTTGTCGTCGGGTCAGTGATAACGCCTAGAATACCAAGCGCCGTTAAGATTGTGCCGACAATCCCGGATAGTTGTTCAATCTGTGCGGATAAATCCACACCAAACATGTCCCCAATTTGCTTAAGTAGTACAAAAAATAGCCCTATAAGGGCTGTTAATGTTGATTTGTTTTGAAGTCGTAATTTCCAATTTATTTTCATGGGCAAACCCTCCTAATTTGAATTAAAAAGGCCACCACAAAAGTGATGACCTAAAAAACTAATTATCTACATTTACCAAACCAAAAACATTCCCAAAATGACGCTCCAAATGTTAAGAATCCGAACATGGCCTTCACCTCCTTTATATGCCTAGCCAACTGCGCAACAGTGCTAAAATTAGTGAACTACCAATTGTCGCGACAGTACCAAGCAACAGGTATTTTACCTGTTTAAAATCTTTGGTTCGCTCTTCGTCTTTCTCTTTGTTTAATTCTCTCTCACGATTAATTGAATCAAGTGTAAAGTTCATTTTTTGATTCACCAATTCTTGAGAATGCTGTCCTTTTTTAACTTCGTCCAAAGAGTCTGAAATTTTTCTCGTTTCGTCTTCCAGACGTGTCAAACGCCTTTCGTGGTCAACTCTTTGGTACTCATTTGGCATAAAATCACTTCCTTTGTCTGAAGAAAAGACCCGACCACCTATAGTCAAAAGTAGTCAGGCCACTTACTTTTCTTTTAGTTGCTTTTCTAGCGCTGCATTGTCTTGCTTGGCTTGCGCGTACTTTTCGTTCATTTCTATTAGTGCTGCACGCAAGTCAATGATTAGAGCTATTTGGTCTTGCACTTGTGCGTATAACGCTTTTTCTCTTGCGCTCAACTCATTAGACTGTTGCGGATTCATCAGCTACGCCCTCCTCAAAGTAATTTCGAGTTTCTTTCACAACTTTATACACCACGTCATCGTTCTTAGTGACTTTAAGTACATCGGTCATACTATTTACTACTGTTTGTGCCTCCTCTAACGTGTCAAATCGTCTTGCACGGTTCTCCTCAACAGCGTGAATTGAATTCGACACATCTAGGCTTATGCCTAAACGCTCATTCGTGCGCGTGTTAAGCTGCACGACATAATAACTTGTTAATGTATCCATTTAATAACCTCCTATCGTCTTTCGAGTGTTGATACACGACCTGCTAAACTTCGTATGTTCGATTCAGCTGAATCCATACGTGATTTCAATTTATCGACATCAGCATTTAGCCAACCTATCTTACTATCCACACCACCACTGGCGTGTAAGTCCGTTTCTAGCCGGCTTATACGTCCTGCTAAGCCTCTTTGATAGTCTAAGATACCATTACTGCCGTTGATGTCGTTATAACTTTTAAGCGCCTTGTCCGCGACCTCTTTCATCGACCATACACCGCCACGAACGAAATAAATGTCATCTTCTTCAAAGGTGAACGCAGCTGCGTCACTGCTAGCCCCGTCGCGGTATAGCTTGACATTGTGTGTATTGAACCGTAAAAAGCGTAATCCACTGACTTGGTGCGTCATGACTGCGTCAAACCAGTTATCCTGCCCGCCTATGTAAAACTTATCTGATGTGTAGCTTTGTAACGGCTCAAGCACCATTGCGCGTGAGTTTAACGCCGACTCAAAGTTAAAGCGTACGCCTAATGCGTCACCTTGCGCACCCTCAGTAATCGTTACGCGGTCACCTGATAAGTCCGTCCGGTTAGTATCGCCGATTACACGTATGCCCGCAAAACCAAAATCGTAGGGTGACACCTCACCGTTTATATCACGGTGACCGCCCATATAAAACATGGGAGCCTCTTTCCCGGTCTTAGTGCCTATCTCCATTATGTTACCTTGGTGCAGCATTCTAAAGCGGTTGTTATTACTGTTAAAATTGATTGTCGCGCTGCCGTAATAGTCTGTCGTGCCGTTATCAAGGTTATGTGTAACCCAACCATTTAACGCTGATAACATACCACCTTGAATTATGTTGGCACGAATCGACCCTGCCGTGATTAAGTCAGCATTAATTGCGCCGCGTGTAATGGCACTGGTAAAAGTCTGACCGCCGTCGGTACTAACACCAAGGCCAGCGCTGTTCATTAATGTGACATAGTTCGGATTGTCCTTATCAACTGCCCTTATACCGTACTCGCCGAATCCCAGTTCTGTGTTTGCTGCAAGCAACTTAACCGTTGCCGAGTTAACCGCTGGGGGCATTACGTCGGTGCTTAGCTGATAGCGTCCGGCCACTAAATCCTTGACCGTGTTGATAGCGCCTCGTGATTCCGAATTGAACCGGGCTAAGCGTGAGCGGTCGCCTACAGTCACATCGCGCTTATACACACGGTGCTTTGCGTCTCTGTATGTCTTCATCTCGTTTACCCGTAGCTCTTGATTGTATCCTATGTCCTTATCAATCACAGGTATGATGTCACCTATTTCAGGTTGCGCAAACGGATATTCGTCCGGTAGCGCTACAAAATCCAGTGTTACGGACACTTTAAGCGAGTCTTCGACGATTTCAGATAACTTTTTAAGCATTGTGTCTTCTGAAGTAATACGCCCGTCAGTTAAAGCTGGGGCGTGGCGTTTACCTATGCCGGGTATTGCCGCAAGGTCTGATGTGTGAGATTTTTTAAGTTTGGCTTCATGCATGCCCTCGTCGTCGGCAAAGTTGCCATAGCCCTCGATGTACGTATAAAACGCCGTTGCGTCCTCCTCATGATGTACATTATTCGCATTGAGCCGTTTATTGATATGGTACGCTGGTCTTCTCGAAATCTCCTCCGCCAGTTCAAAATGGTTTGAGTCATAGTCGAACTTAAATTCAAGTCCATAACGATTCAATCCTTTTAAGAACATGCTTAAACGGTCGTTACCATCGCCAGCGTTCTCCCACTCAACAGCTAAAACGTTTGTTGAAATTGAAAACGTGTAGGGCGTGCCATTGAAGATTTCTGCAAAGTAATTGTTGGCCGTCCTGCTACCTGAGATGTTAGCGTACACGCGTGTGTTGGCTAAATAGTCAAATTGCTCTTCTCTAGCCGTCACCTCAACAACTTGAACGTCTTTAGGGCTTGTCCGTTTAACTATCACAACTGTGTAGCGCTGGTTGTCTGTGTTGCCTTTAACGTTACGCACACGCCACATCTTAGAAACGTCGTTAATGTAGTACGCTGTTTGCTCGTTTTCGATTAATTTAAATGTAATCATGCCATCAGCACTGTAATTACTGACCTGTGTTGTGCCAACCGACGCAAAATACTGATTGCCCTGTGTGTCTTCTAAAATTAAAGCCATGGCTTACCTCCTTTCGAAAGTGAAGACTAGCAATTAAGTTAGTCTTAATAATCTGTCATAAATAACATTGCTGATAGCGTAACCACCTAATTTGTTAGGGTGTACACCGTCGCTATACATTAAGCCATTAGAGTTTGTTGTCTTGTAATCGCCTAAGTTGTAATATAGCGATACGTGTGCAAGGTCTAACTCTTTAGCGATACTATATTGTGCGTCGCTATATTCCGCCAATGAATGTAGCTGCAAGCCATCATATTTGTTACCACTAGGGCAAATCAAAAATATGCTTGCATAAGGCTTAGCCTCTTTTATACGGCTTATGACCTCTTTCAAGTCATGCTTATAATCAGCAATCGGAACATTCTGCGCCATGTCATTGGTACCAAGTAAAATGCCGAATGTATTAGCCCGGCATCGTCTTAACTGTTTAACCCAGTTAGCGCGGTCAGTCGCCACAATATGCGATGCTTTAAGCCCACCGTTACCAATTTTATGCACAACAACACCTTTGCTACCTTTATACGCGTACGACCCAATAAACGACACTGTGCCGCTTACGATTTCAATATTAATCGTGTGCTTGCCCAGATTCATTGAAATTGGCGTAACCTCTTGTTGAGCTGCATCAACGTTAACCCAGTCACCACCGTCGATGTTGTAGCGCCATTGACCAGTGTTTAAAGTGTGTATTTCAAAACTGTCTATGTCTTCAAAAAATTCAACTTTAATTGAATCGCCTGGCGTACTTGACTCCGCCATTGCAGTATCTAGCCCTTTAGCTTGGGAGCCGTTATCTGAATGCGCGTCATATTCAGTCCAAGTGCCTGATAAAGTGACACTTTGTAGGCCATTGCCTACATGATTATTTGCAAGCCCTATAAACCCTATACCGCCGTCAGCATAAGTTTTTAAAAACTTGTCCTTTAAAGGTACTGTGAGACGGTCGCCTGATCTAAACTCGCCGCCTTGCACCCAACTGTCGCCAATGATAGCAATTTCTGCACGACTGTTATAAGACGGGTCTAGCGCTTTACTGAAATCAGCGGTGTACGTTTTTAAGTTAAATTTACCGTAGTAACTTCTATCAATTAAACTTTTGTCGATGTAGCCAGAGTCTAAATATCTATAAAATGGTTCATAAGAATCCGGAGCAGTACCACCCTCGACAATCATAAAATTAAATAAGTCGGCAGGTAAAACTGACACTCTTACGTAACTAGCGTTTGATGGCGTTGTAAAAGTATTAGTGGACGTTGCTGACGTAGTAATGTAATTTTTTGATTTATCGTAATAAGCGTATAAGTTTGACGTGTTTGTCTTGTAATATTGGGTATTAGGTTTGACAGGAATATAATCGGAAGCCCTCCAGTTTGTGTTTTCTTTTAAAACACCGTCAGACGGGTTTACATAATAGCCGCTTACTATTGCGTTTTTGTCAAATAAATTTTCTGAACGGCTCATAATACTGAGTTTGTCAGCTGTAACCGATTCGTCGGTTAAGTCTTGGCCTGACAAACTACCTTTAATGTCCGAATAGGACACATCTAAATACTTACCGTCAATGCCTATATAATAAGGCTCATAAGTAGACGGCAGGGACGCGCCTTTAACAAACATCGTACTTCCCTCAGCGCCTTTTATAAAAGTGAACCTTATATATGCTGCGCTTTGCGGTGCGGTGATTGTTTGTGTTGCGGTATTACTATTCGATATATATCCTTTTGAAGAATCATAAAAAGCGTAGTATATGAAGGCATTATTTTTTGTGTAGGTTTGGCCACCCTCAACCGGAATATAGTCACTTACCGAGTATGTGGCGTTAGGTTGTGCGACGCCTGTGGTTTGGTTTATGTATGTGCTTGCAGTGATTGTGTTTTTATTGAACAAATTGACACTTTTGTTTGTGAACATCAATTTTTCAATTGGTATGCTATAGTCTTTAGGTATTGCGTTAACGTCAGCAGTGCCTGCAATGGCTTTAATCACTTCATCAGATAGATTCTCAAGCCCGATTTTACCCAAGTTATAGTTAATGTCGCTTACGCTTAAATCGCCTTTACGTACAAGGTCATTTAACGTGATTTGCAATTGCTCGAATTGCTCAGGTGTAAGCTGTGCGTTTAAATTGGTTAAAATCGTTTCTGATATGGCTTTTAAATATTGCTCAATCGTCATAAAGTTGCTATTTAAGTTATTCTTATTACGTGCATTTAAACTATTACCGATTTTATGTAAATACATTTAGCAACCTCCTTTTATAAATAATAAAATCGCATATCAACGCTTACAGTTGCGTTAATATTTTTATCGACCATAAATGTTGATTTACCGACTGGTATTTCTGGAATTTCTAAATTAGTCGCGTTCTGTATGCTTAGCTTGTTTCTAAAGTACCCGCCGTAGTTTACAACTATTTCATCGCCGGCTTTAAACGTCATCTTAGACCCGTCAATCATACAATCAGTTTTGTTGAACCCGAACCATAACTGACTGGTTAAAGGCTCATTAAGTTTAAACACGATTCGGTAATACATATTAAACTGGTCGACAGGAACATCGCCTATATTGTAGATGTCTAAAGTCTTACCCTTAGACAAATCAAGTGTATAGTTGTATTGGCCGTTTTCTGGCTCTAAGCCCTGACCCCAGCTAAACACATTATTGGGGACTAACTCCAAGCCTTTATCCTGTAGCCACAAACTATTTGCCACGCTTTCAGCAAACGGTAAGCCGACCGTTTCGAACGTTAACTCACCTCGCCCCTCAGCCGTATGCTTTTTCTGTTCGATTTCAACCGCGCCTGTTAAGCGTACGCGATAACGTACAGCGTTAGCCTCTTCATGATAGTTTTGGGGGTTGTCGTACACCGTTTCGTAACCGTACTCATCGTGTGACATGGCTTGTGTCTCACGTGTCGTGTCTTTAAATGTGTAGTTTGTAACGTCCGGGCGCCGTAGCTCCTGAATGTAGAAAGGCTTTGTATCTGTCGCAAGTTTAAACACCAAATCACGCAATAATGGGTATTCTGACAAGCTTGCGCCTTTAAAGCTGAATGGTACAACAATTTCACGACTTTTATACGTCGTGCCGATTTCAAAGTTACCGTGTAATCCGGCTATAGGTTCTGATATTGTATCAGTTTCAATTCCTTTAACAACAAAATCGTGCACCGTAATACCTTCTTGACCTAACGTATAGGTCTGTCCGTCATCTTTAGTAATTTTAATATCCAATGCGCCACCTCCTTAATAAAAAGGGCGCTTTATGCGCCCTTATAATTAGAATGTTAGTACAGCGTTGTCGCGAGCAGTAATGCCGTTAACTTTAGCTGTTAACACTTCATCATCTGTATCAAGCTGTACGTGCAAGAATGTCTTGTTTGGCTCAGCTTTCACCTCATAAGTATGATTCGCTTGAACCGTGCCTCGTGTTGCAAGGTTACCAAGCTCACGATTGATAGCTTGTACCTGAGGACGTGCGTTTAAGTCCGGGTTAAAGCTGTTTGTCATCGCATTAGCGATTGCAGCCGTTTGACTTACCACGTTGCGTCCCTCGCGTTGTATACCTATATTCATACCAGCCATAGTGTAATAGCCGATGTCCTTAAACACACGCGAAGGCGAATGTATACCTAACACGCCTTTAACTGCGTTTACTGCGCCTTTTGCTACACCCATAGCAGCAGACGCTAACGCACCTGCCATGGCTTTAACTCCGTTAATCATACCCATGATTAAGTCACGTCCGGCGGACACCATTGACCCGATAAAGCTACGTGCAGCTGACACCATGCCTTGTACACCTGATGTAATGGCGCTAAGTGCTCGACTTGCACCGCTAGCTATAGATGATACAAATGAGGACATGGCGCCAACTACAGCTGACACAATACTTGAAAAAGCGCTTGTCACAGCACTCAGTATTGCCGACATTATAGACGATGCCGTACTACGTGCTGTGTTAAAGCCACTTGTAACGCGTGACACGAATGAGCTTACTGCACTTGATACGACCGACACGACTGCCGACCATACAGCGGATATGACACTTCTAATTGCCGACATCACGGCTGATACAATACTGCGCGCCGAGTTGAACCCGCTTGTAACGCGTGACACGAATGAACTGACCGCACTTGATACAACGGATACAACCGCCGACCAAACGGCAGATATGACACTTCTAATTGCCGACATAATTGACGATGTAACACTCATAAGACGTGACCAACCGTTTGATACAAACGATACAATAGATGTCACAATTGACACGATTGTGCTGACTAATGACGACCATATAGCCGACGCAACCGCAACTAATGACGACCATATAGACTGGGCTGTTGCAACGATAGCCGTCCAAATTCCGAGCAACACCGTGCCTATACTTTGTACTGCGGTAATGATGGTCGTTTTGACTAGCGCCCAAATAGCCGCTGCGGCAGCAACTAATAACGACCAAATCGTTTGCGCGTTTGTGACTAGTGCTTGCCATATAGTGCTAAGTACAGTTAAAAGGATATTAAATATATTTGTAGCTGCTGTAACTATTGCCGTCCAAATGGCTTGTCCTGACGCCTGTAAAGTCTGCCAAGCACCTTGCCAGTCGCCTGTAAGTAACTGTAGTAAAGCTGTAACCACACCGATAATCGTATGTAGTGCGATTGTTACCACGGCTTTAATTAATTCCCAAACGACCTGTACAATTGTAACAAGCGCTTGCCAACCTGCCTGAAATATAGGTGCTAACACGGTCATAGCCGTCTCGATAATCATTACAATCGTTTGCCAAGCTGTTTGTATTTTCTGAACTAAAGGTTGCATAGCGTCACCAACATAACCAAACTGACTAGCTAAGTTTTGGATAAACCCAATTACGGCCATTACCGCTTGCATGATAGCGCTTTGAACCGTAATAAACGCGTCAGTGACCATTGTACGAACTGTTTCAGATGAGTTCCATAAAAGCACAAACGCACCAACTAGCAAGCCGATTGCTGCAATAACCGCAAGCACTGGGGCAGATATAGCACCGAATGCTGTTGTTAGTGCGCCCATAGCTGCAGTTAATAGTCCTGAACCGCTTACCGCGCTTACTAATGCGCTTATAAGTGGCGCGATAACCTCCATAACGAACATAATCGCTGGCGCTAACTGCATGAACAACCCGCCAAGGGTTGCGATAACACCAATCAAAGCGCCGATGATTGGGTGGGCTTGTGTTAGATTCTTAAGCCACTCGGTAAAGGCAATAGCCACATCTAACACGGCTGCAGCAAGTGGCGCCATACCAACCGCTACATTAATAATTATGCCTATTAAATTACCTAGTAGGCTTAAAAGTTTAGGGGCATTTGTTCGTACATAATCTATAAACTGCTTAAAGCCATCACTTGCAGCAATACGTGCCGACCACGATTCAAATTGTGCAGCCATTTGCGCAAGAGACGAGAATATAAGGGTTGAGTTAGGGGCAAAAGCTTTCATAAGATTGAATATGCCTCTAAATGTTGAGCCGAATATTTGCCCAATTATTGGCAGATTAGTTTTTACGTAATCTGTAAACGCTTGGATTGCTTGCGACCCTTGTACACTGTTAGCCCATTCATTAAAGCGTTTACCCATGTTACTAAAGCCCTTAGACACCCATTCAGTTAAGGGCGCTAGGTTAGTAAGTACACCAATCAATCCACTACCAAATGACCCGGCAGCGCTTAGCATGTTATTGAAGATACGTACGCCGGTTGTGCCCATCATCGTAAAGAATTTACTTGCGACTTGTGAGTTACGCGCCCAATCAAGCATTTTAGCACTCGCCTGTTCAACGCCACGAGCGACCCCACCTAAGAATGGTGTAAGTCCTGACAACGCTGCGCGCGCTGTGTTGACACCGTTAGCGAGCGAGTTGAAGATTTGAGCCTGATTCTGCTTAATCAATCCAGCCCATTCTGATTTTAATCCGCTCAAAGCGCTTTGGAATCTTGTAACCTCTTTCGTAACGCTCAATGTGCCGTTCTTAACCATGTTAAGTGCACTGATAGCCATCGCACCAAAGCCCGAAGCACCTGCAGCAGCAACACCAAACGCAGCAGCCATACCTACAGCACCACCACCGACTACACCTACGGCATTAAGCACTGCCATAAGTGCTGGCGCCATTGACGCGATTGCCGGTACAACGGCGGTAATACTTGATAAGATTTGACCCATAAAGACACTTCCGATAACCGTTCCTGTCGTTCTGATGTCGTTCGCCAACGTGGCTAGGCGGTCATCAAACCGACCAAGCCCTTTGTGTAATAACTTTAATGCATTCAATGCGGGATTAGCGTCCATATCAAGCCGGGTACGCACCCTATTTGGGATTGAACGTAACATTGCTTTAAATGCTTGTATGCGCGTCATGGCAGCTGCACTATCTACGTTAAGACTTGCTTTAGCACGTTGGCGGCTGAAGTCATTCAATGACCGCTTAGCCTCATTGATTGCTGCACGTGCGCGCGTCGCGTCGGCTGTTATCTGTACGTCAGCCGTCTTGTTTGCAAGCGCTGCGACGTTCATTCCAATCAACTGTATGCGTTTTTGCGCCTTAGAGATGTCTGCGTCTATTTCAACGTCTGCACGCTCATTGTCAATCTTCTTAACCAGTTTTTCAAGCATAGCTAAGTTAGATGTCGCGCGCTTAACGTCTGCGCCCAATTTAGCGTCTGCCTCTAGCCCTTGGAAGCGCTCGACCGCTTGGCGTGCACGCTGCACATCAGCCATTAACTGCGCTGTATCTGCGTCTAGTGTCGCGTCTGCCTCAGTGTTGTCAAACTTCTCAACAACCGACTGAGCCTTATTCACGGCGTTAATCACACCAGACGCGTCTGCGTCTAACTTAGTATCTTTGATTGACTCACTAGCGGCCTTAAAGCGTTCAGCTGTACGACGTGCGATGTCAACCATACGCTTAAACCGTGCCGTATCAGCTGTTATCTGTGTGCTTATTTTGTATTCTGCCACTTCGCCCCACCTCCTTTGTTGATTTGTTGAATTTGCTTGAGTATGTCGACGCTTGGGCGTTCCGGTTTGTCGTCTTGCTCAAATACCATCGACTCGCCTTTATTCAAGCGTCTGTAGTTCTTCTCTAAATCTAAAATGTCGCCGACACCTTTAAAGTTGTACTGTTCTTTAGGTTTTTTCTCAGTACCGACGTTTTTCGTGCTTTGTGCGTCTCGAATCGCAAACGCCAATTCGTATAACTCATGCTTACGTTTTAAATACTTGTATTCAAGCGCATACATCATATAGTTAAACTCGGTAAGGGTTATATGGTCTATGCGCTGTTTATCCCAAATATCAAATTCGTGCATGCACATGATTACAATTCTGTCATACGTTAATACGTCCGCCGGATCTACTTCTTCGCTTGTTTTTTCGCTTTGTTGTTCTCTTTCACGCGGTCGTTGACTAGGCTTTGGGTTAAAGGTCGCTTTCCCAGTTCCTCGATAACTTCGGCACAAAAATCTTCAACTGAGCCATTTTCGATGATGCCTTCTAAAATTGCCTCTAAATCCTCATCAGTCTTAGGGCCTTTCTTGTGATGTGCTGTGGCTGCTTTAATCACTTTAGACAATGCTACAATGTTGCCTGCGTCAAGGTTAGGTACTAACATTTCTAAGCCCTGGCCAATCTGCATCTGCTCAACATTAAAGCCTAAATCTCTATCAATGTTGTTTAAGAATTTTAGTCCGAACGATAATTCTAATTCTCTACCGTTAAAGTTAATAATCATAATTAGAAACCCTCATTTCGTAAATTTAGATAAAATAAAAAAGCAGGGTCGTGCCCTGCTTTAGATTGCTTATAGTGCTGTTTGTACTGTAATTTCTACTGTGCCAGTTACGCCACTACCGTCGTTAGCTGTCGCTTTAATTGTCGCAGTGCCGTCAGCCTTACCTGTAACCACACCAGTGTTAGGGTCAACTGTTGCGTAGTCTGGGTTCTCTGAGCTGTATGTAACAGCTTTAATTGCTGCATCTGATGGCTCAACTGACGCTGTAACCGTAGTTGTTTCTTGCGGTGCGATAGTAGATTTAACTGCATTTAGAGTGATGTTACTAACCGCTTTAGCTACGCTATCCGATGGCTGCGGAATATCCGCTAAGCCGTCGTCTGCTGGGTCTGACGCCACTGTGTCGTGGAATCCGTATGCTGCTTTGTTAGCCTCGATTGCTGGTGGCAGTGTAGCAAATCCACGTTGCTTTTTACCGTATACGCTATATTCCCACTCAAATTCAGCAATGCTGTCCGCCTCATTTGTTCGTGTGAATGACGTCCAGTATCCTTGACGGTATTCTGCTTTGTATTTGCCTTGTGAGTTTTTAACGCGTTTGTTAATGACCCAAGTTTCGTAAGCAATACCATCTTCTGTCGCGTCCTCAATTTCATCGCTTAATGGGTCGTTATTATCCATGTATGCTGTACCAGATACAGTTGATTCAAGAGACCCGCCAGACGATACAGAACCATCTACAGTCGCTTCAGTGTCTGAGTCACGTTCTGTTTCACGTTCTAATTCGGTAATCCACATAACTTTATTGGCGTCTTTAGCCTCGCCAACTTTTCTGATGAGGAATAACTCATCAGTACCTTGTTTAATTGCCATAGGTTTAACCCTCCTATTATTTGTATTTAATGCGCGTCATACTCGACATTGACTGTCGTATGTATTAACGTCTGTTCAGTCGTGTCCTCATCTGACACGTTTGTATTGATTTGTGCGTTGAACAGTGTGTAACCGTCTAACGCTATGTCGTCTTGCAATATGTTGCGTATTTGCATGTATAGGACGTCGTGTGCACCACGGTCGTGGTCTTCGCCCCAAACATGCAAAGTAGCGCTTGGGCGTCCTGTGTAGCTATCAAATGTAGCTTTGTGCTCGTCATCAGTCATTGACTGAATCATCACAAATGGATAAGGTACGTCATCGTGGTAATCCCTCATCGTTATCACAGGTACGCCCAAAGCGCTAACTTGCTTAAATATGTAGTTGAAAAGCTGGAATTGTGCGGATTGCATAAAGCTGTACCCTCCTTATCACTCTAACAATTCTTCAAGGTCTGCACGGACTTTAAAAAGATATTCTTGGTAGACCGGAAACATGAACGTGAATGGCTTCATTTTACGGGTGCCAAATTCAAGGAACCCCGAATAATACGCATTTGACGTGATTGTGTAGTCACGCTCACCATTTTTCTTGCTCTTAACAAGGCGTGCTAGGTTACCAGTCCAATAACCACGTTTCATAACGCTGCGCGCGCTTTTAACGGTGGCTCCTACAAATTCCTTTGCGTTCTGCGATAGAATATAATCAACCTCGTCGTCAATATCGTCATGCATATGCTTAAGGTGAGCTATCACATCATCAATTGACGCCATTATTTCACCTCATTTGCATATATAGCGATGTCATGACGATATTCAACGACTTTTACTATCTTATAAGCACGCCCATTCACGTATGCATGTGTCGCACGGATTAAGTCGTCATTGTTATACCGCTGCAAGCGTATGACCGTGATGTCTTGGTAGACATTACCAAATGACGCTTGTGCGCGTGCTGGGCTAAGGGGGTTAACATTACACGGTACGTTATCAAATAACACTATGTTTATAGACTCTTTTTTGCCTGTGTCCGGGTTATAGGCGCCATCTTGCTTGCGTACAATATTTACGCGATCATCGTATCTCAATAAAAAGTCACGTACCCTTTGCGCGATTCATCAGCGCTTAAATCCGGGTAGCGCTTTGCGATGTCGTCTAAATATTCGTCGAAATCATCATCGCGGAATGTAGCTGAACGACCCTCAACGCTTTCAGACTGCATGCCCTCGGCGCCAATACGATTGAATCGTTTTACTGCTACCTCCTCGACAATGAATTGCAGGTCTGATGGCACATTGTTGAACCCTAGCGGCAGCTTAAATAATAATCTTTTTTCAGTATTAGCAATTATTTGATTTAATAACGTGTCTTGCTTGTCGTCGGTAATAGATAATAAGGCTTTAACGTTGTCAAGTGTTGTCATAGGCTACCCACCCAACGCTTTTACGATTTCTGCCTTGGTTGCTTTCTTACCGACTTCAATCCCGTGATGTTCCGCAATGTCGAACAATTCCGCTTTCGTCATATCGTCGTCAACATCAATTGAGATAAATCGCTCGTTATAGTCGTTTTGCTTGTGAAAAAGTATTTCAAAACGTACTGAGTCGAGTTCCTCAATTGAGTCACCGACGGTATATGACTTGCCTGTCTCCTTGTCTGTGAAATCCTTAATAACTTTATAAGCCATGCGCTAACCTCCTAAATCGCCATTAAAGTACAGGGCTTGATTCTGCTGAAATCTTAACTTTAACAACAGCGTCAACGATTTCAGGAAACATTGTTACTGCTGATGCGAATACTGTGTCAGATGTTAAGCGGTCAGCTTGAATATCATGTAACACACCTACGTAACCAGTCGCGTCAGTTGCAAAGTTGAATGCACGATTGATTTCGCCGCGTGGGTCGGCATAGAAAAGGTTTAAGTTTTCAGCAGTAGTCAACCAAATTTCGCCTTTAGGCACTTCGGAAAATTCAACAACTTTAGCACCAACATAGTTAGATAATAAGTTCATGCCGAATAATGCACCGTCTGAGTTGATTAAACCTTTTGCTAAGTGGTCAGCGGTGTCATTAGGGTTAACAAACGCGATAGGTGTAATCTCGTCGTCTAAAGTTACAGATAAGTTCGCACGACCTTTAGCTAAAGCACCTTGTAAGTTCTCAGCCGTTAAAACTTCTTTATTTGTACGTTGTGGGTTGTCTAAAGCCGCTTGCATCATTGCAAAGAAGTCACCGCGGAATTTTTTTTGAACGTAACGCTCCAATTCCGCGTCCGTACGATTGATTGCTAAATCATATCCGTGTGCTTGTATTGCCTCCATAGACGTTGATTTGCGGTATTTACGGAATTTTAATTCTGTAATCCCAACTTGCTTACGCTCAACTTTAGTTAACGGGATAATGTCGCCCTCAGCTACATCGCCGTTTGGCTTTTCAGATTCAACAATGTCAAAAGCATATTGCTTTAATGCTGAACCTACGTTTGCTCGGATTTTATTCGTTAATCCTAAAGCCTCAAATAATTTGTTCATATTGTTTCCTAAGCGATTAGCAAAGTCGATAGACTTAGCCTCGCCCAAGGCTTTTACATCAATTAAATTTGTTTCTGCTACCATGTTCTAACAGCTCCTTTTTTATCTGAATAAGTGAAGATTCTCAGCGATTGCACGTTGGCGCGCTGATGGGTCTTTTATTGCCTCGATTGATTCACGCGTTACAGCACCTGCGCTATTCGCGAAGGATTTTGGTGAACCTGAATAAAGTCTATCTTTTACAGCAGTCTCAACCATGTCGTTAAGTATGATCGTGAACGCCTCTACGTTCTCTTGCGTTTGGTCGAATGTGTCTGCTGTGACAAGTTCTAAAAGTTCGTCCGAAGAATCGACGTTAGATTCTTTAAACAGCTTTTTAGCCTCATTCTTCATGTTCAGACGCGCCTCGCGTCTGCGATATTCTTCAAGTTCTTTTTGTAACTTCTCACGCTCGTAATCTGCTTTTTGCTCACGGTTCATTTTCGCGAGCTTTTCAGCCTCTGCAGCAGCGTCTTTTGCTTTCTGCTCAGCTTTTTTCTTCTCCCTAGCAACACGTTTTTCGACGATATCGTCAAGCTCGGCTTGCGTAAACGTCTTTTCTTTAGGTTCGTTATTCTCGCCCTCAGTTTGTTGCTGGTCTTGTGTTTGCTCCTCAGTAACGTTACTATTTATTTCTTCTGCCATAGAGATACCTCCATTTATAGCCCGTCGGCTTTAGATTCCATACATGCTTTTTATGCCATCAGCACGTTTTGGGCATAATAAAAGCGGCAATTTTACATGCGCCGCTAACATGAGATATTGGACCACGCTCCATTTCTGCGCATATCGCGCTTAACGCGTAAATGCATAAAACCGCCCCCAATATGTATAAAAATAGCCGTCAGTCATCACGACTGTCGGCATGTAGGTTATTTGCTTTCTAATTTAGTTAATCTTTCATCTTGTTTTTTAACTTGGTGCTTAAGCCATTCATTTTCTGATTTCAAATCTTTAATCTTATCTGCTAACTTTTCCATAAGCTCCATTTGCTCTGCATCAAATTTGACTGTATATGTGAATGGGTCTTGAATAGTCATTTGCGTCACCTCTATATAAAGTTTTTCGGTTGAATTGGTTTTTTCTCGTCTTTTTTCTTTTCAGGTTTGCTTTGTGTTTGTGGCATCGGATTGGATTGATTCAGCTTAATCAATTCTTTGTGGATACCGTATAAGCTTTCAGCAATGCTTTTTACATAAGTTAAATAGCGTGGGTCGGTCATGTTATAAATCCTCCTCAAACATATCTAAATTGTACTTGCCCTTGCGCTTTTTGAAGAAGTCCTTACGCCAATCGCCCACATGCGGTATTGTGGTAGACCTACAGCGAGGGTGCATCGGCGGTGCATTTACACCCGGCGTCATGTCTTTTACTTTAAACACTTTACCGTTTAACCCTCGGCAGGTTTTTGAAGTCCTCTCATCGAGCTTAGCAACATATTCATATTCGCTATCCTCGCCTGAATTCTCGATGTAACTTAACTTTTGCGCCTCAGTCTGCACTCGAGCTGTCTCAGTTATAAGCAATCCTTTAGCTTGTGATGTTGTTACACCCATTTTCTTTTTCAATTCAGGCACAAACTCGTTAGGGTGTCGTCCACGTAGCATAACGTTGCTTACAGTCTTCTCTACATAATCCCGTACCTCGTCCATATTGTTCCATAATCTTGTTGACCAGCGCATACCTTTAAATGACGCGTTAACTATGGCACGCACATCGCTTGGTTTTATTTGGACTGTTTCGCCTAAAATCCCCGCTTGGCGTAACACTTCGCGGTTAACAGCCTCGGTCATGTGTTTGTACAACTCGGTTTCAACAAGTGCTGTACCATACGTATGTATAACGCCTAGCTGCTGCTTTAAAAGCTGCTCGCGTGATACATACATTTTTGTGTTGTACTGCCTTAATTCTTTGTTGGCTTTATCACTAAAGTCTTTATTATCGACGTAACGCTTTACACGGTCTTCAAATTCTCTGATGTCAGTCGCGTCAATCTTCTTTTTAGCCTCAGCAATGGTTATGCCCTCTTTGTCTGCGTACTTGGCATAAAACGTATAAATCTCCTTTTCAATATCTTGGATAACCATACTTATAATTTGCCTTACACGCTCCAACACTTCGGCGTCTAGCTTGCTTTCTTCTTCAATGGTGCGTCTTGCGCGCTCAATCCAATATTCTTGATTGCTTGCCATTCACTCAACCCCTTTTATCTGTGTTGGTTGTATCTTCCTTGTTATCAGGGGTGTTAAATGTCTCAGGATAGGCGCCTACTGATGATTCTTGCGCTTGTTTCTTTTCATCTTCAATTCTGTCAAGCTCACTTTGTGGGTCGTCTATAAAGTCAAGTAACGCAAGTCTTGTCTGTTCCGACACAGTTCCTGACAACATGTTAACAACTTCAACATTGTCACGCATAGACTTAGGTAGGTTAGGCGTGAATCTGATGTCTAGGTTGCGCGCATCATGCACTTTAGTGCCACTAATTGCTAAGTAGCTAAACAGTAGTCTGTATCGCTTGTACAAGCCCTTTTTGAACAGTCGCTCTTTAACAGCCCTTACCTGTTCAAGGCCAAACAGCTTATACTTCATCGCCTCACCGGATTGTGTGCCCGAGAACTTCTCGTCGTTCATGTCCGGTGTGTTCGTGAACTTATGAATATCGTTCTGCAAGCGTGTCTTGTACGCTTCAGAACCGTTTACATCATACTGTTTATAAATGTACTTGACGTCTGCTGCTGACGTGCCACCGTTGACATTAACCTCAGGTCTTACGTGCACCATATTTGCGTGTCTGAATTTCATCGCGTCGTCGCCGTCCATTTCCACGTTTCCGACAATTGCGAGCATCGCATCGTTTAGGTCGGACATGTAATTGGCTGTGTCACTTTCAGCTGAGTCGTACAAGTCAATTAGGCTGATGATGTTTTCAAAGTCACCTTGCTTAAACTTGTTATTGGTGTACTCAATGATTGGCACTTCACCATAGTAGTGTTCATACGCTTCAGATTGGTTTAGCTCACCATTTTTAATTTTGTAATGGTGTACGTGCGTTGATGTGTACACCTCAATGTGGCTAACATTCACGTTGTCTTTATCGACTGCGTCGTAATAACGCACACCAGCAAGTAACTTTTTGTCGATGTCCTGGTTATATACAACAAATGTGCTTTTTGGGTCTAAAGTCATAAATCTGTCGTTCCCGTTTTCGTCGCGAAACACGATTTCAAATGCTCGCCCATAAATGCTTAAATCCAAAGCGATGTCACTGTTCACTGCGTCAGCGTCGTTTAAGTCATTAAGTTCAATTATTGCGTCCTGTGTCTCGCTGTCGCTGTCATGAGTGATGGTAACAGGGTTACCTGTTAAGTACCCCACCACAAACTGACTAATGTATTTAGCGTAATTGTGTGTTGCGCGATGGTCTGCCTTATGCTCTAATTCTGACCACTTTCTGCGCTGGTCTGACAAGATGCTAACATTATCTCCTACATAGTATGATTCGAGCATTTCAAGTCGTGCCCTATGCTGCGTTCTGTGCGTGCTGATAAGGTCATTTAGCTTATCGGTTTGCCCTAAAAAGCTATCAACATCAATCGCGACAATGTCTTTAGTTGCGTCACGTGAATAAAGGGTTGCAATGTTGTTTTTATTGGTAATATGGTAGTCCATCGTTTACACCTCCTAGAATAAACTTCGTAACTGCTTAAGTTCTTTTGTACTTCGTTTTTTCGTCGTTAACATTAATTCTTCAACTGCATAGCGTAAAGCGTCGATACAGTGGTTATATGTGTCTACCGGCTTATTGATATACTCGCCAGTTGATTTATCCTTTTGCCATGTATAGTTGTCAAGTTCTTCAATCGTCTTGTAACAGCGCTCATCAACAATAATGTCGAATTGCATTAAAAACTGCAGCCCTGTCATCACTGAGTCAGACCCTTTAGCTGCCGGCTTAATACCTCTAACACCATTTGTCTTAATCTCGACAATACTTTTCTTTTCAGCACTATCCGCTGTAATACGTTCTTTGCTATAGCCTATCGTCTCAATCATCTTGGCTATCTCATTGTTCAACATGCCTGTCTTAACGTATTCTTGCATGATGTAAAGCGTCCTATTTGCCATATCTACTTTCACATGCACAAATGCTGACGGGTCGTTTACATAACCGAAGTCAAGGCCAAAGTAAGACGGTAAGTGTCTAAGCTCATCAGTATTCAGCAAGCGCTTTTCATACTTCGGAAATACCAATTTATCAAGTGTCGCAAATTCCCCAAGTGCATAAATCTTGTAGTACGCTGGGTTCCGTTTAGCTAAGTCCTCAAGATTCTTCCTCACACGTTCGTCAAGGAATTTATTGTCTTTATAACTTGACTGGCGTATAAGCACATCATCGCCTTGTGGTTGCTCGAAAAAGTATTTGTACACCCAACTCGTTTTAGAAACGGGGTTAAACATCAAAAATATTTGTCTTAGTTGGTGTTTACGCTCCCTCAAACGTAATGTTAACTGTGTGTAGTCGTTAAGCTGGAATTCTGTTGCCTCCTCCATAACGACATCGGATATACCTTTAATTGATTTAATCTTTTCAGGGTTGTCTAACCCTTTAAACAGAAATACAGCGCCATTCGGTAAGGTCACTTTATTGTCTGTCTTGTTCCATTGGCAAAGTTCCCATATATGAAAGTCAATCAAACACGCTTTAACGTCTTCGAATAACGATTCTTGTACCGTCGCTTGAACCTTTCTGAGCCACAATATCTTACGCGGTACTGGCCATGGTTGCAAGGCTTTCAAAACAACCTTTTGTACAACGCCGTGTGATTTTCCGCTAGATCCTCCACCGTAATGTACTTCGGTAGCGTGCGAGTAATCAAACAACACTTCGTAGATGTTACGATTAAACACCTTACTTGGTTTAGGTATATTAAGATTAATCGTTGTCATCATATTCACCAACATTCAATGTTATATTACGTTGTGTCACATCTTGGACGTCAGTAAATAACTTATGGTGTTTACCTAATAGCTCAAGCGCTTTGTTTTGATCGCTTATTTTTGGCGGCTTGGATACTAAGTGCACTTTTTCATCATAAACTAATTGCTTTTTACCAGTATCCGGATTCTCTTTATATTCCCCAGTCTTTGTTACAATCGCTTCGACTTCTGTATGTTCCGCTCTAGCTGTCATCGTTAATCTATACAATACTTCTTTACCCGTCATTATTTGTTCGTCAAAGAGTTGTTGCTCTACTCCCCTTATATAATCCGATATCTTAGTATTACTTAGTAACTTACTTCCTGTTACCTCCGCACTACCCTTAGCATATCCAGCTTTAATTGCTGATTTGGTTGCATTACCATAGCAATCACTTCCGGGAATCGCATAAGCCTCCGCAAATGTACGTTGTCTTTTATTTAGTTCGCCCATTTCATATATCACCTTCTTTACGTTAATAACTCTTTAAATTCAATATAAAAAGCGCCTGACCAAAAGGGTAAGGTCAAACGCTTAATAATATAGTATTGTTTTAATACATCTTACAGGTAATGGGTAGGAATAGAATCGCTGAAAGGATAAAAGATACTCTTGTTGTGCTTATTGAGCACACTACCATAATATAACCTTTTTTTGCGGATAAAAAGGGGTAAAAACTCCAACTTTTATATATGCCCTATTTTATCTGCCAATTTATTCAATTGAGCTGTTTTCCAACGCAAAATTGAAGTTAAACTATAGTGGTATCTATGCGCAATCGCATCCCAAGTATTACAACTAGGTGGCTTATTCCAATATTTTAAATTAAATATCTTTAGAGTTTCCTCATCGCATTGATCCAAATACTCCTCTGTACCTTTAACCACATCATATAATCTTCTATACTTAGCATCTGTGTTCAACTTAATAACTTGTCTTTCTGTAGGGTTAATTACTATGTTAGGTTTACCTCCATCTGGATTTATTATTTCGTGATTTGACAATAACTCATACTCTCTAAATTTCAATTCTTTCCGGTACTTATCAAGATTCTCAATATAATCTTCCAGTTTTTTATAATCAGCTTTTGTTAATTCGATTATCACAAGTCATCCCCCTTATTTAAATAATTCTTTCACGTATTCTTCCCCACTCTCTTCAAATACGTGACCAGCAAGAATAGATACAGTGTAATTAAGTATTTCGTTTCGCTTTTTTAATATCGTATTGTGAATGAGTAATGCAATAGATAATAGTGATAGTATCGTAATAAGTATATACATCACTTATCACCCAACATATCATTCATCAATACCTTAGCACCCTCATAAATCAGAATCGTTACCAGCGTGTGTAATACCACTCTTAAATATTTCATTTGATCACTCCACCTCATAAGTTGCTGTTAAACGTTTTATCTTGCCACCACATTTTTTTGCATATCTTTTAGCAGTCTCATTTTCTTCTACAAGAAAAGAGGTAGCATCGTTTAGATTGTCTGTGAAATTGCAAATACCAGTTGAAAGATTAATAATTCTCAAATAAATCCCTTTGTTAACTTCAATAACAAATTTCGTCTCTACCGTTTTCATTTGATCACTCCTTCGACAATTTGTTTTAGTGCTACATAATCAGGTGCAAATACTCCGACTATATTGGCTACAATAAAAACAAATCCTACTACAATCCCAAATGGACCGATTATAAATACAGAAATTTCAAATATCTCTTTAAATTCATTATGCTTTCCGGTATTATTTAATCTCGCTGTGATATACATAGCTACAATGGCTAATATTATAAGCACTATGCCTATAATGCTATAAATCAAACTTGTTACAAACACACCGTGTATATAAACATCAAAACCTTTTTCAGCAACGCCACTTATTTTTTCTCCAACTTTATCTAAATAACTCAGTATCTTATCGTCCACACCATCACTCCTTATTAAGTAATTCCTTAATTCGTTGCAGTACGTCTTTACTAGATTCCTGATGACCCGAACCTTTTTTCTCCACTTTTTGATACCTCTTCTTTTCGTTAAGCCCAATCAGGCATTTTGCATACATGTATTTGGTGTTTAGCGTTGTTTCTTTTAAGTTTTTTCTTTGAGTCAACTGGTTTACACGTACCCTTTGTCTGTGTCTGCTTTCCCGTCTTGTCTGGCATGGTTTACCTCCATTTTCTTTTTGTAAGCGTCGATAAGTTGGTTAGTAGTATAAATGTTATAAGCAATATCTAACGGTATTATCACTGCGTGTAGAGGTCTTAAACCAATTCTTGACATATCTGTCATGAAATCCCAAGCTGATTGAGTAGTACTGTAATCATAACCGTCTCCCGTAATAGTACTTAATCCGTCTTTTAATTCTTCGTCTGTTAATCGTTCTTGATTCGCAATACTTAATCCAAATGCCAACATGTCTGCCAGCTCATCTAATTGAACATCTAACGGCTTGCCCGGTCTCTTTTTCCAATTCTTAAATGTTTCTAACGTGTTAAACCACTCAAAGAATTCAACAACATATGCGATCTTGCTGTCTTTTAAATTCAATGTTGGTATACGCTCATCAAATTCCTTTTGTATATTTAAAAGTTCTGTTAATTGTTTTATTGTTAAATCAGTCATTTATTTGTCCTCCTTGATTAGATAAATTGGTCTAGTGATAAAATCTATAATGCTAATAACTGAATCATCAGACAGCTTATAATGCGTATCTCTAATATCTCCCACCAATTGCACAATTTCTAAACTTTCGTTATGTTGTTCAACGCTATAACATAGCTTTCTTAAATACTCATCATCTGCAAGATGTTCAAACCCTTCTTCATCTAGCCACTTAATAGCTTTGTCTTTGTTAGTAAAATATTGTTGAATTACGTCAAAGTTATCGGCGTTATCAGAAAAGGTGATTACATAAATACTGTCCATCTACTTGTCCTCCTAATTACTCTTCATCTACTCTTCATTACTCTTCGTTACTCTTCCTAATATATGTTTTGCGTTTTTATCATAAAAATTATCAAAATCAAACGGTGGTGGTTCTTTTAAGATTTTAATTATCTGATTGTTGTGTTCTATATAATTACTTTTAATCGGGTAGGTTACATTCTTAGTGTTAATTTTAACCGTCATTCCATTTACTACCTTCTTTAATAAAACCGCGTACAGTTAACTCGTGACTCAATCTATACTCGTCATCGCCTACTCGATACCACACATCAGCTAGGTATCTTCCGAACACATCCGATTGATACGTCTGTACATATACATCGTTATCTAAAACAACTTGAGTGGTAAACGCTTTAGCCTCGTTGTATCCAGGCTTGCCACGTTCAGGCGTATCCACCCCTAGCAATCTAACCTTGCGTACCGTATGTGTGTGAAAGCCAAGATCAATGCGCATCTCTAAAGTGTCACCGTCGATGACACGCAGTACCTTAGCTTTGAAAATGTATAGTTGTTTATCTAGTGTCATTCTTAAGCACCTCATCTAATTTATGTCTCAACCCTAAATACCATGTGTTATGACTGACTGATAACTTATAGTTGATGTGGCGGGTAAATAAATCTACCACATCGTCTAGTTTCCGTTTGTACATATCCCGTTCTGCACGTAAACGGGTAATATCTTCGATGAGTGTGTCACGCTCTGATTTGTAATCTATCATTCCACCATCTCCCCGTCCTCATAGATTAGAATACTCTTAGCCTCAGCTATTAAATAAACACGTATTTCAAAGCAATCCGATAACGAATACCTATCTATTAGACTATTAATACTCATATCAAAATATTGTTCACGAGCTGTCAGACTATATTTTGTTCTTGTATACTCAACAAGCAAAGTTTTAAATTTTGTATTCTCTGTTATCCCCTCAAGCAATTCGTCTATTTCTTGTTTAGTCATTCCACCATCTCCCCATTACGCCATATTAGCGTCATAGTATAGTCGTCATTCAATATATAAAAGGCTTTTGACATCATCGATCTTGCGTCATCTTCAACATCGCCTATAGCGTCGTTAATAGACTCATTATGATACATATGCATGATTTGTCCGTAATCATCTACAAACAACTCAATAAGGGTTGGTATTTCCGTCTCCTCTGTAATTTCTTCTTCGAATTCGACTTCGAAAGTTTCTTTAGGATATACATCAACATCAATTTCAGCCCTAAATATGCCGAATCCGTCAAAATAAACTTCTCCTCCTTTACTTCCAAAATAAGTTCTATAAGTCATGCCTTTCTCCAAAGCCCATTCGATTAATTCTGGTAACATCATTTCCTTTTTAGTTTTAATCCTTACCATTTTTAATCCCCCTACATATCAAATATACTAATCTGACTGCCTAACTCCTCTGCGTACATTAGGTTATGCACTGATTTAAAGTAGTTAAATTCATCTGTAGCATAATAACCGTCGATATGGCTATAGTGCGACTTCGGTAAACCAACCATGATGTAGCCGCCGAAAGTTTCCTGTACAATCATTACTTTTTCTTCTGCACTGTTATATAAGTGGAATGTGTTCATCAGTATATAACCTCCCAGTCATCATCGTCTGATATGTTGTAGTACCATGCATTGTCCAACTCAATTTGCGCCATTTCTTTGCCTTTAAAGTTGTAGTACAGTTCAGTGACTTTGCCTTCATAGGGCTTTTCTTGCTCGCTGTCTGTGTAAAATGCAACACGATCATCAATGTTTAATTCTCTGACTTTCATTTAAATCACCTACACTAATTGTTGACGCCCATAACAATCAATCTTGTATGCGCCGATTCTGATATTCTTATGCAAATGTCTACCGTATCGAGTCAATCCGTGTTTTTGAGGTGTCCCATTGAATAAGTGTGGTTTTTCTTCTCTCAATTTCTTTTCTTTAAACTTGCTTATTCTGTTTTGACGCACCAAGTCTTGAAATTTATCTTCACTATTCGCAACAGCTTCATACATTAATTCTTCTGCCGATAATCTAGGTGGTGTCGTTAAAGTCTTTTCTAAACTCCATCCCAAGCCAAACCTTCTTTTTATTGAATGAAGATTTATCCCCTTGTCCATAGCTTCTTTGACTCTTGTATAAGGCACCCGTATTTGTTCGTCACTATTATCTTTTTTGAGTAGTAATACAATTCTATGCTCATGATCAGGCACAAATGTTTTTTGTAGTTGAGTTGCCTCATCTAAAGTCCAATTATGATTCAATCTATGTGCTACAGTTTTGAAAGTCATATTATTAAACTTTATATCTTCTACGTTTTTATCGTTTAATACAAACACACCTTGAGCCGTGTTTAATGTGCGCTTCTCTATTAAAAGTTGCTCTCTTGTTTTTTTAGCCATTGTCTTTCTCCTCTAGTTCATTAATTACTAATACTGTTCGTGCAGTATCTGAATATTTTTTGAATGTTCTGATTTCTACAATTTGATTATCATCTTTCCACAATTTTTCATTGCCTGCGTCTAACACTGTTTTTAATAAATTGTCTAAGTCAGGTTTAGTCCTCTTGTAACTTCCTAACATCGTAGATAGTAATTTTTTCGACCAACTTTTAAGTGGCGGAAAGTAGAATTCAATAGTTAGCTTTAACTGATTCTCACTTTGAAGATTCGGCATTTGTTCTGCTATAAACTTTTTATGATGCGAATATGTTGTTGGCATGTAAGTTTGTACAAAGCCTCCAGCTCTTCTAAATCGAGGTCTAGGCGACCCCATTGGTTTATCTAAATTATTTTTATCTGTATAAAATATTTCTATTCGAGTTTCTTTCATTAATCCACCTCATATAGCGTCATAGCTTTGCGTCTCTTGCGTTCTGAATACTTTTGGATAAATAGGTCATACAAGTATTCTTCATCGCCCTGCGCGCTTTCTATGAGCTTATTTGCGTATACTTCTGAACAATGGAGGTGACTAATGATGTATTGTTTATCAATCAAAAGTTAATACCTCTCATTCTGTAATCTTCGCCATTCATATTAATTGGTGTCGTATTCTTCATCATGCGACTAAATATCTTGGCTAGATCCTTATTTTGTATTAATTCTTTACTACTGTTATTGGTAGTAATAATGTTGTGCTTGCCCGTTCTTGATTCCATAACTTCAAACATCTTTTGAATGCCAAAGTTACTTAATGCTGTGCCGTAATCGTCTAGTACAAGCAAATCTACATCTGCAATAATTTGGTCTAACTCTCTTTCGGTTAGCGTTGTATTTTTGTTGTACGTACTTTTATACGTTGTAATTAGTTGAGGTACATTCATATATAGAACCGAATATCCTTTTTCTCTTACACGCTTGATAGTTGCCATAGATAAATGACTTTTACCTGTGCCGTAACTGCCATATAAAAGTATTGATTGCTTGTTATCTAACTTAAAATTGTTAGCGTATCTCTCTAATAAAGATTTTGCTTTTTCTAATGTCGGACTTGTCGGTGCATAATTATCAAATGTTGCGTCTGCTAGATCATCGTTAATAATTGATTTGTTGAATATAGCGTTCGCTTTATTACGTTGTTGCTTCTTTTTAAAGTCCTCTGTCTTTTGTTTAGCAAGTGCTATCATGTTACAATCACAACCATCTTTAATGACTTGACCATTATCAAATTCATAATAGTCATAATCCCTACCGCATTTATCACAATGTAGTCCCATTTCTTGTTTTATGACTTTATTCTTGAAACCTGCTTTGTTAGCTAACTTTTCAAAGGGATTCATTTAAAACACTCCCTCATACTGCTTTCGCCAATCCTCATCTACTGCATTAGATTGTTGTTGGTTGAGGTAACCCTCAAACTTAGTGCCAAATAACGTTTCAGGACGTAAGTACTTCTCCATCTCCGTACCTTTCCATTCGGATACCTTGTTATCGATTACTTTTTTAAAGTCATCTAGGTTAAATCCTTCATCCGATCTAGCACGTATAACTGTTTGGTTCTTTTTTGTAGTTGATTTGTAGTTTTTTTTCGTCTGTTGATTAAGGTAGTCAATAACATCTCGGTAAGGGTACGCAGTCGACGAAGGAGACAATATATTATTGTTAGTAGTCTCTGTAGTAGTCTCTGTGTAGTCTCTGGTATTGGTCGGGTCATTTTGACCCATTCCATCGTGCCAATTTGACCCCATCGTCGTGCCATTTTGTCCCGATGGTCGTGCCACTAGTTTGTTTAAAGTTTCATAATTTACTGAATACCATTTTGTACGGTCAAATCCCGCTTTGTTATAGTTACCAACATGCAGTAAATTTTGTTTTTCTAAACTCCCAAATGTACGCTTGATTGTTCTTTCACTCCAAAAAGGAAATTGTTTTTGCCATTCGGGATAAGAGTTATAAACCCACTTCTTACCATCGTGATAGTGCTTGCTGCTATTCAACCAATAGTGAATTTGCTGTAAGATAATCGCTTCATTTAATCCTATTTCTTCAGCTAATTTAGGTAACACTTGTATCGGATAATCATCGATTAGTAGTTTACTCACGGCTTTTCTCCTTTCAACATTTTATTCAACCTGTCGTCTACATCAACCCAACTGTTGTGTAGGTGGTATTTGTCGTTAAAACTATCCATTCCAATGTTATGTTGCTCTGTGTGGTGGTCTGAACATAATGCCAACACTTTATTTCCTAAGTGACTTATCTTACGTCTGTTCCTACCTCTACCAACTGCTTGGTAGTGTGCAAGTTGAGAATGAGGTTTACCGCAGATAACGCAGTTACGATTTACTGTTGACCAGTAGAGGAATGTTTTGTCTTGCTTCAGTAAGTCACTTGTCTTGTAATTGAGTGGTACGTCGTTGTGAAATACCCAATCTAATATCACTTCGATTATTTGATTTGCTTCTGTACGTGTGCAGTTGCTTAATGAAATACGTTCATCATCTCCGGAGTAGGTTCTCACATACTCTATAAACATATGCCTCATGTAATCCATAGGTTGTCCCGTATACTCTTCTATATCTTTGACTAAGGCGAATATCTTACGGCGTTGTTTGCCAGTTATTTGAAACGGATCTAAGACGTTGACATCAACTTCTACATCGAACCCGTTATCAAGTAACAGTGTTTCCTTATCACCTAATTCAACACCCGAGATGACAACAGTTGTTGTGCCGTCATCTTGAGTGATGTAATTTGTAATTAAAGGCATATAACCACGTCCAATCAGAACGGCAGGTCTGAGAACTCGTCATCACCGTTATCAAAAGGATTATCCTGCGCTTGTCCTCGCTGTTGTTTAGGTTGATTGTTTGATTGACCATTATTTTTAGGTTCTAAAAATTGCACACTGTCGCACACAACTTCCGTGACATATACACGTTGACCTTCTTTATTTTCGTAACTGCGTGATTGCATCC